GCAATAATGCGGTAATACCAAGACCTGGTGCAATATCTACTTGAGGAAGATTAATAACATCATAATTACTTCCTCCATTTAAAATATTTACATTTTCCAATGGGCCATAATAAATTTTATCGTTAGATTTATAATTGGTAATCTCCACTCCATCAATTAACATTCCAATTGATCCTGGAGATGTTTCAACTTGATTTCCTCTATTAATAGTTGAGTCTAAAGAGAATTTTTTAAGTAATTTCTGGGGGCCTATTATATCTGTTTTTTGAGAATCTAAGGTAAATCTATGTCCACCAGTATTAATACCACTACTAGTAGATGAAACATTCAACTCTATAAAATTAGTACCATCTACAAAAGATCTAGATGTATACAACTTCATCTCTTTGGTAGTGGTTCCTATTCCAACATAATAAGATCCTGTATCTAACCCAATATAAGGAGTTTGCCATGATTCAGGTTCATAATAAACTTTATCACCATCTATAAATTTTAATTCATTATTAAATTGAAGGGTTTTGTAATTATCAGTTACAGGATTCTTCTCCGTTAATCCAGCTGCTACAACGGATTCAATATTAACTCCTATAGTATTAATATAATTGGATACACTAAGTCCACTTCTTCCTGATGGTAAGGAATTGGATGCAATATAAGTGGTATGAGCACTCCCAACATACAAATTCTGAACATCAGAAAGTATCTTTCCATCTTTTAATGGTACTTTATCACTAAATGCAGTATTAATTCTTCTCCTAATATCATATATTCCATCTGTAGCTACAAGATTTGTATTATTACTTAAAGTTATGTCTTTACTATCAACAATATTATCAATTTTTAGATTACCCTCTCCCCCAAATACAACATTATTTGAGTTAGATTCAACTATTTCAACATAATCATCTATTTTAAGACTTGATTTATCAGTATCTCCCTTGGTTGTGCAAGAAGCATTGTTTATATTAGATAATTTATATCTTACACTGGTATTGTATATCCATGAATTTGCAAAAATTTCTTTATAAGTCTTATTAGTGGCAGGATTTTCAATTAAATCCCCAATATTACTAACACTAATGATCTGACCTTCATCTATAGTAATATTTTTAGATATTTGATTGAAATTTGATAAAACTCCAGTCAGTCTTAACTGAACTTTTGTACCATTAATATCACCATCCTCATAACCAAAATAAATATCATTATTTCTTACAACATCTGCAGTTTGTATTGATGCTCCAATACCTGTACATCCAAAAAATTGATTAATACTCTTACTAGTATAATTAATGGATGTATTAACCCCAGAAATAATAGTACCTGTAGTTCCAAATCCTACAGTAGAATCAACAGGTATTGTGGAAGCTCCAGTACCCACATTTTCTAATACTTTAGATGCTGGTGTAATACTAAAATTACCTTGTATGGTTGATGCAGATTCATCATAACCCATAAAAAGTGAAATTTTATAATATTGCTTGTTTTCGGTTAAAGCTACTCCAACTCTAGTAAAAGGTTCAACTTCAGAAATAGATGCATTTGTATTTAAATCCGATTCTTTAAATATTGTTTGGCCAACCAATTTGGAAGGATCACCAGCAATTAAATCCGCTATTATTATTTCTCTTCTAACATAATCAGCTGAGGATGGCTTAAGTAAATAATCCTCTAAATTAATAACTTTAGGGGTTTCACCATAAAGAACATTAAATAATATCCTAAATGATTCATTCGTACCTTTTGACTCATATAATGATCTAGCATTTTTTATAAAATTGCCAGCATCTACATCAGATGCAAAAGAAACGTCTTCTAAACCAGGTGTTAAGGTTGATTTTTGTTTCTTATAAAATTCTCTAAGAAATAAAGAACTTAGGTTTTGTATAGATGCATCTGCATCATGTGATTCTGCTGTAGTATCACTAAAAATTAAATCTCCCTTATTTAATTCTTGATGATAACTTGTAATACCACAAAATCCCCTAATACATCCTGTAAAAGTATTTGTAGTTAATCCAGTATATGTAATAATCTCACTACCAATCTTTAGTAGTCCATATTCATTTGGAAATCCTTTAGTGGTGGAAACTTCAATAGTATTAGCATCACTACTAATACCAACACTCAATGTAGTAGAGTCAATAACTACATTAGGTGTTAAATTATCTAATTTTAAATATTGATCTAAATTATCTGTAATATCAACGGTACCACCTTGATATTCTTGAGAAATATAATATTGTTTTAAAAAATCTACCGTAGTGGGAGATTCGCTTACCACAAAATCAGGTAATTGGTTATCAATTATTTCCTGAATCTTAACTTTAGATTCAAAACCAGTCTGTATCATATTACTGTCGTTTTAATTGTCCGTTGGAATAACTAGATGTATAGAAATCTTTAATAAAGGTGGTGCCTGTTACCTCATCACCAGAACTAATAACATCCCTCACCATATTTATTTTACTTTTAGAAAGACTTAAATTGATATACAATTCTCGTAATCCTACAACATCATTTGATTCAGGAATGGCTTGTATTTCAATAACACCAGAAGTATTAAGAGTTGAAGTAATATTTATTGTATTCAACAATATTTCTCCTTTAATATAATCTACAGTTCCTGCAGATTTAGCCACAACATTATATGTACCATCCACTAATACATCTATAATAGAAATTACTCCAGTTTTTAAATCTGGATTAGGAATATCTGTAATATAAACTGTTTTTGTAGTGCCAGAAATCTTAAATCCTGTAGATTTGATATTGAATCCTGATTCATTAACATGGAATTGATTTCCATAGCATAATTCATACTGAGCAAATTGATTTAGAGCTGCTTTTAAATCTCTTCTAATTTTTATTCTTGTAATATTAGAAGTTATAGCAGTATCTGTATTATCAATAACTTGTTGAACTTTACTATACTTAAATCTTCCACCAAATTGATTTAAATCAACAGAATTAGCATATGTAGTGAGAGAATTTATTACACTTGTTTTTAATGCAGCTGGAGTAGATACCTTTGTATTGTCAAAATAAACAGAAGAATCAAGTTCTACATATAGCATCTTAAGATCTGTTATTTTTTGATTTATTCCAGATACAGTGTACTGCTTTAATTTTGATAAAATAAGAGATTTATTAAAAGCTGAAACAAAAGATCCATTTTTAGGTTTTATACTAATATAAACGTTACCAAACTCTGGTGGATCCATCTCCTCACCCCCTACAACAGCGACAGATTCAGTGTCAGGGTATATTTGCTTAACTATAGCTTCATAGTCTCTGGGAGTGACTGCACGGTACTGTGAGGAGTATACTCTAGGAGCATAATATTTGATTGAACTCACCTCTTCAATATCAGAACCATTCTGAGAAGCTTGATTAGTAATTACAGTTGGTGAAAGAGTTAAAGTAAGTGGTTTATATTGAGAATTGTAAGGATTAATTGATACAATTTTTCCAGAGAATGAAAATGAATTGTTAGTTCCTATACCATTACCTTCTTTACCATCAGTAATGATATATTGAACTGTAATAACTGATTCATTTTCTAATTTTTTACCAATATAACCGTCACCAAATAATAATTCATATTTTTCATCTTGTATTTCTTGAATTAAGAATATTTCAGATGTTGAATCTACATTTAATATATTTTCTACTAAAGAATATTCATTTCCTAATGCATTCTTATCAGCTGCACTCGCAGAATTGACATATACCCGAATAGTTGAAGTATCAATACCTGTATTATCTAATATAAACCTTTGATCTAATGAAGTATCTGCAGTAAATGTTTTTGTTATGAAGGTACCTTCTTTAATACCAATACTAGAAAAAGATGCTTGATAGATTCCATTTACTTTGGCAATGGGTGCTGATATATTTTCAGAAACCGAAAAGACGTATGATGTATCAGTTGCATTCCCAGTACATACTAAACCTGCCTGTAAGGTTGCTATAGAGGATCCTGGATCGGTTGTACCGAAACTAGTAATGAATGATATTCTTGCTTCTGCGGCAGTCTTAGAGCGTGGTACATATCCAATA